TATCAAGAATGGAAACAATTGCTGCTTTGTCGCCAGACTTATTACTAAAAAATTTAGAAACAAGAGGTCCAAGATTAAGATAGATTGAGTCGGTATCGCTAGCGATGACATAATCTACTGCCTCCGTTTTTAAAAGATTATTTAGATAATCGTTCATCTTGTTCTCAATCCAGCGAATTGATACTTGACCAGACAAAGTAATTGCCTCGGCATTAGCAAGACGATAGTAACGGAAGTGTTCGTTGCCAATTGCACCATAGGCAGAGTTGAGGGAGATCTTCTTTGCCATTTGGATATTATTACATCTAGCAATCTCTTTCACGAGTTCTACAGTAGGAGTTTTCTCATACTGCTTCTTCGCCTCAATCATCTTCTTCTTAAAAATGACACGAGAGTCATACATCTTCTTCATCATCTGAGGAAGAAACCCATGCTTATCTTTTCTATACTGAGCACCATTAGCACACACAGCAAACTCACCGTTAATATCTACTTGCTTTTTAAGTATCTTATCAACGGTAGCAGTTGAGTGTCTGGTATCCTGAAGCGTCTCTGGCGAGATGTTATATTGCATAATAAGATGGGGGTACAGGCTATTAAGATCAAAACTAACCACCCAATCATAAAACCCAGGAATCGGTTCTTTGACATAAGCACCTGCATACTTCTCAGTCTTAGTCGCTTCCTTTTTCGGCGGGATAGCAATCTTACGCTTTAAAAGTTCCACGTAAATATAGTTATCCCACATCTTCACCTGACTAAACACATCTTCATAATTCACCTTAGCATCATATGCCATAGTGTATGCAAGTTCAATCAGTTTCATCTTATCATCAAGGTTGTCAACCAGACGAACGTCATGGATGTTGTACTCAATAAACTTCTGCCAGTCTTTTTCGTAGAACTCTTTAAAAGTATCAAACTCTGAGTGATCAAGTTTTTTCTCACCAAGTTCTACAAAACAAATATGATCTAATCTATAACTCTCTTGATTTGTGTAAGTAAATTTCTTATACAATTCAAGATAATCCAAGGTAGATATACCAAGCATGTCAATAGAATAATTTCTACGACCCTGAATATAAATCTCTCGTTTAGATACCAATCTCCATGGTGACAAAAGTTTTACAAACTTATCTCCAAGAATACGCTCAACACGATTGTGAATATATGGCAAGTCAAACATTCTGACATTCCATCCTGTAATTACATCTGGATAATTTTCTTGCCAAAATTCAAGAAAAGCACCCATCATGCTTTCTTCAGAAATAAAATGCATGTAGTCAACCATGCTGTCCTTATTATTAAAAGGACGCGATCCAAATACTGTAATACGACCAGAAAAACTATCCTTCACACTGATGGCAAGAATCTCTTGATCTGCAATATCAACATTAGGAAATCCATTTTCAGCAGCAGTTTCAATGTCAATTGTAAAGACACGAATGTTGTTGCTATCAAATTTTATTTGTTCTTCAGGATGTTGTTCAGCAATGTATTGATATAAAAAACGTGAATTGCCATAAATTTTAAATTCTTCAACGTCTTTATACTGCTTTACAAAATCACGTGCTTCGCTAACAGATCCAAACTTAACAGGTTCTACACAATCACCTTCAAGTGTTCTCCATTCAGAATAATTTTTTGTAGGTAGATACATTGTGGGGTTATAAGGAACCCGCATACTGTATCTGTTACCATTTTCATAACCACGTACAAGCAGGCGGTTGCCTGCTTGCTCAACACTAGTGTAAAACTTCATTCAATAGATGGCAGGGATGCAATATAACGAGCAAGGAGTTCCTTGCTGGGGTTTACGAGAGTAGTGATATCGGTGGATCTCACCACTACCTCACGATCATCAGACCAATGAGGCCATGGGTCAATTCCACCATCACATTCTACCACATAGGGGTCGCGTAGGATACAGTCAGGGTCACCTGGCAAAGTATCCCCTTCAACTTCTTCTACTTGAGCGATGATCCACTCATTCGCTAGCTTCAACAGGTTCGCTGTTATTTCCATCAGTCTCCTCAGGATAAAAAATTTGTTCTTCAGTCAACCCAACTTGCTTTAATTTATTTACATAATTTTCAAGAATACTATTGTCTGGAAAAACAACACTAATGATATGATTACCACCCATGTTGTGTTCTTCAATTGGACTAAAAGGACACCATCTTTCGTATTTAATTGGGAATGATCCATCTTCATTCAATTCTCCCAAGAAAAGTTTGTAGGGATAAATCATCTTATATCCTACAATATTTTTTGGGTCTTCTTGACTTGGAATTTCTCCAAAGATACAAAGGACGTTATCTCCAGTTGTAAGATTTACAACGCGGATATTATGATTTGTTTTTAAATTATTTTCTGTAGTCATTTTATCAATGCAGTTTTTTACATGTTATCATCAAAAAAGGGTGCCGTCAAGCACCCCCTCACTTTTTATTTAGAACCAAACTTTTTTCTTTTGTTTTTCTGGCAAGTTTTTCACAAGAGTAATTATTAGAAGACCATCAACAAATTTAACTTCTTCAACTTCTACATCATCTGCCATTTGCCAGTTGCGAGAAAAAGTTCTATAAGATATTCCTCTATGAGAATATTTTCTTTCTTTATCTGGAGGTGCTTTACGAGCAGATACAGTCAAAACATTTCGTTCTGTTGTGACTTCAATATCTCCTCCTGAAAATCCTGCAAGAGCGACCTCCAATAAGGTTCTACCATCATCTCCATCCACAACATTGTAAGGTGGGTAACTTGATCCACTTCCCGCAAGAGCTTCAAGTCTGTTGAATGTTTCATTAAATCCAATTGAATAAGGGGTATAGTGTTCCCAGGTAAGATTAGTCATGTCCTTAAGCAAGCGACGTTTACATGTGACCCATTTGGCATCACACTAATATTTAAAGATAAACGTCAAAATTTTAAAGAGAGAAACCCGTATAAAAAATTACGGATTTCTATACTTCAACTTTTTTTCTACCAATATTGTACTTACTTTCTAGTGTCCATTCTTGCTTTTCTTTAAAAGCCAAAACTTTAATTTGATTCAAAGGAGCAAGATCAGAAATTTTATCTTCATAAACTACTGAGATTAAACCCCAATCACTAAGAAGTTTTACAATACGATTGCGACGTTGAATATCATTTAATGACAAGTTAGTATTTTTACCATCAAGTGCAAACAACTCTTTAAAGTGTACAATATAATACTTACCTTGTTTATGTAAAATATGACAAGACTGATAGATCTTTTTTTCTTTACGAGATGCAACACCAATACGAGTAAGTGTTTCTCTCACTTTAAGAAAATCATCTGGTTCGCCAAGAACCACTTCAATCATATCAGATTGTTTCCACTGGATTTCTGTTTCCTCGCTCATTTTTTCCACCCTTATTCAATGCTTTTTTAATATGATCTAGCTGATCCTTAGTGAGAACCCTTAGAGCTTGGAGTGCTTTATCGTCATTATAACCATAATACTCTTTTACTACTTCAAGATAATCAATAGAATCTTTACGTGCCCAAGCAGAAAATCTCTTTCTTGGTTTCACACTATTTAGTAAAAAATCGTATTGAAGTTTTTTTGGCAAATGAGAATTTTTATTCACCTCATTTGCAAACAAAATAGTATCAATAAAAGAAGAAAGGCATCGGTTAATAATGTAAGGAGGATAACCTTGCTCAGCATTGAAGTCATCATCAAGGATGCTTTTCTTGGATTGGTTGATTGAGTAAAGGTAGTCTTTTAGTTGGTACGTCATTCCAGTGTCTTACAGCGTTGGCAACAATAGCAATATTAGTAATCAAATATGTAACAAAAATAAAAGTGCGGATAAGTGCTACCTTATCCGCCTCATAATCATTATTAGAAGCTTTCTCTCCTAGCGCTTTACACCACAATCTCCATGTTATACGAAAATACTTCATCAGAACTTAGCATTAACACCTACAATTTTAGCATTAGGATTTCTAGCAAGAGCAACCTCTCGTGCTTCTTGATAGTTACGAGCATAGACTTCTTCCTTAAAGACTTTGCCAGCAACATAGAGTTGTACTTCACACTTCATTTGCTAATACCGTTGCGTAGTTGGTGAGAACGAGTTCCTTGCGGCTCGCTTGATCTGTATTATAACTCCCCACAGAGCGCATGGTGTATGTATGTGCAAATTCTCCAACTGTCCACCCGTTGAAACGATCACGGATCAGTTGCGACGGATTGTAACTGATCAACTGAGGACCAATAAAGCGATCACACTTGGTAGCAAAAAAGTCATGGTTGAAACTTTTATGCATATTGCCACGCTTACCATAAAGATTGCTACCAATCTCATACGGGGGATCTAGATAAGTGAAAACATCTTTCCAATCAGTCAACAAGTATTCGTATGACTTATTTGTAATAGTCCAGTTAGCAATCAGTTTTTGATACTCTGGCAGTCGGTCAATTCCTGCAAAAGAGAAGTTGCTGTCACTTGCTTGAGGAGAGAAGGAACTTGATTCACTGAGTCCCGAGAAAGAACACTTATTAACAATATAGAAGGAAACGGCACGATGAAAGTTTTTAGTTTCTTCCAAAGGTCTTCCAAGATATTCTTTTGCACTATCAAACAAAGTTCTGGCAGATGCTTGATCAATATGTCTTTGTTTGAGTTGGACAAGTTCATCTCTAAGTGCTTGTCCATGATCTTGTAGTTCTCGCCAGAAATTATAAAGAGGTTCGTAGAGATCGTTAACTACAATATTCAAATGAGGATAACGCTTAGACACTTCAAGTGCTACGCTACCACCACCCAGGAAGGGTTCACGATACTCACGAAAATCTTTTAGATCAGGAATGTATTGGAAGAGTTTACTAAGTGCTCTGGACTTACCACCAGGATATCTTAAAGGTGTCTTAAAAGACTTTAAAGTCTGAGGCATGGTATTTAAGGTATTCACGAAAGGTCATTTTCATCTCTTTTTGCGTCATGCCACAATGAGCAGCAGCAGCAGGTAAATTCATTGTAGCACGAAACAATGCTTCATGTGCTTCTTTTACATTCTCTGGCGTTGTTTTTACATATCCACTTGTATTGTCTTTCAGGTTCTTTTTCAAGGCGTTCAAGCATCTCCTCCATCATAATAAATTTAGGTTCTTTCTCAATGAATTTTAGTAGGGTCATTTAAATTCACAACTAATCATGATCTCTGTCAAGCAAGCAAGCATATTTACTTCCTGATCAGGAACAATAGCAATGTCACGCATATACTTAGCGATGATAAGAACTGCTTCAGGAATAGAAGAAGGTTTTAGAACACCATACAGATTATCATAGATCTTACGCATCACCATGCTGGGATCATTGTCCAAATGCTGAACTACCCAGTTCTTTACTGTCGTGAATTCTTTTTTCTTGAGAGCAGATAAGAGAGAATCAAGATTAACGTCAGCCACATCAACAAGGATGGCAGAAGATATACTACCAGTGGCAGCATAGCGTTGACACTCATTGATAAGACGACGCCAATCAGGATAATAACGCTTAACGAGCTTAGCGAGAACTTT